GTGCTGTCAAAGCTTTACCGTGTACAGTTCGTCGTTATGTTTATAATGATTTTAACTTTGATCAAAAAGAAAAAGTGTATGCTGGTACAAACCAAGAGTTCAGAGAAGTAACATGGTTGTATCCAAGTAAAAACGCAACAGAGGTAGATCGATATGTAAGTTATAATCCTGTTGAAAACTATTGGACATTTGGTACAACTATATTTACAACATGGGAAGATAAAGAAGTATTTCAAAACGTGATAACAACTGGTCAAGAAGCTGACGGCGATAACTATTTATATACAAACGAACCCGAAGGTATTTATACAGCTGATGGTCAAAAGCAAGAAGCTTTCCTTGAGTCATCAGAGTTTGATACAACTCCACCATCGTATGGACCAGGAGATAGTATTATGTATTTGGATAGAATCGTTCCAGACTTTACAATAAATGATGGTGGTCGTGTTACTTTAAATATGAAACTTAAAAACTTTCCAAACGGAGAGATTAGAGAAAAGGGACCATTTTTTGTAACACCGACAACACAATTTATAAGAACACGTGCTCGTAGTCGTCAAGCTATTATTCGTATTTCGACATCTACGGGTGGAACTAACTGGCGACTAGGATCTTTCAGAATGGATGTAACACAAGATGGCAAAAGATAACAGAAGAATACCAAGAAAAAAAGGACAACCAGTCGGTAGTAAAAAACACTCTGACTTGTATACCGACGAGAACCCAAAAGGCACAATACGTGGTTTAAAATTTACAACGGTTGCAGATGCTAGAGCTTCGGTGGCTAAGATAAAAAGATCAGGTCGTAGTCATGCCCATAAAACACAGGCTGCGATAGCTATGGAACAACGAGCTAGAGTTGCAGGTAAAAATAAACAAGCTGCTGTCTATAGAGCTTTTATAAATCAACAAAAGAAAAAGACAAAACAAAAAAGGAGTGTAGCATAAATGGCAGATTATCCAAGATTCCCAAGAATAACACCTAACATGGAAAACAGCTCGACGACGTTTACAACAGGATCTCCACAAAGCACTGGATTTGGTCCACCAGCACCTGCTCCAACAACGACTGTATCGTTTCTTGATGCCGGTAATGCTAATGCTTTTTCAGACGATGCACTTAATAAAATGGAAGCATGGGCTGATTCGTTAAATGATAAACTATCAGCTGACCAAGTAAAAATTCGTAATGGTGTACAACAAGATCAGTTTGGATCTATAAGTATACAAGGACGACTAAGACTTAATAGTAACTTAACAAACCCTGATACGGCAGAAGCTACACCGTTGAAAGGGCAAATTAGATTTAATGCTGCTACTAATAAGTTTCAAGGCTATGATGGTACAGGTTGGAGGGACTTTCACTAATGTTTGGTTCTATTAAAAGTTTTTTTACTGATATTGTTGCTCCTATTGGTATTACGATTGCAGCCGGTGGTAATCCGTTACCCGCAGCTGCATACATGGGTATCAAGACAGGGATTGAAACAGGTAGTCCACTAGCCGGTATAGGATCAGCTGCATTCTCTTATGGTATTGGAAGTTTAACAAGAGGTTTAACTGCGAAGCCAACTGGTGGGGAAGGTATATTTGGACTTACGGGGACAGGTATGTCTGATGTTGGTCAAAATATTATTGCTGATTCAACTGCTCAACAGATTGGCGGAGGTGGTCTTCAGTTTGCTGATAAGACAATTCCAGCTATTTTACAACCGGCCGGGGCTGGCGGAGCTGGAATGGTATCTCCTATACAACTTGGGACAGATGCTATGTATAAAACTGTTGGTGGTAAATTAGTTGAACGTCCATTACAAAGTGTTAGTTCCGGAATACTAGGTGGTCTAATTGATACATCTCCAGTGCCTATAGACCCAACAGGATTAATAACAGATAAGGCTGTCAACCCAGCATACATAGCTGCGGGTGGTCTTGGTTTACAAATGGCGGCAACTCCTCCGGAAGCACCGGCACCATTAACATTACCGCCTACGGAAGAAAGAGATTTTAGTAAATATGATTATAAAGGTCCATTAGACAGAGGTGAGTACACATATCCTGACCCAGAAGACTTAGCTTACGGTAGAACTAGTCCCGACTCATATGGTTACATAGGAGCTAAAAAAGGTGGACAGATTAAAAAATTTCAAATGGGTGGGTTCTCACCGACCGACCCTCGCATGAAGCCCGTTGATTCTAGGGTCACATCTCAAAACATAAACATTATGAGTCCTCCAAGTGGTGTAGCTGATCCAACCCCATCAGCTAATTTTTTAGCTACGGGTAAGATAGATACTGTACCGCCAGGAATATCTCAGTTGTTGAAAACTGGTAAACCAAAAACAAAAGCACCGAAAGGTAGTCCACTACAAACTATGAAAATGGCTGAAAAAGCTATGATGCCACAGATGCCCATTCCTAAAATGCCACAACAAGCAAAAGGTATTAACTTTGATCAAGTTGCTCAAAACTTACCTCGTAAAGATTTAAATGTAAACATTGATCAAGTTAGAAGTTTTCTTGGTTTAGCTGAGGGTGGAGATGTTCCCGGTATGGCAGAACAACCACCAGCTGGATCCGCAGGACCAAGCTCTACTGTTGATATGTCTGCTGTTAATTATGGTAAATCTGAACCGGGGCTACGTCAAAGATTTGATGATGAGATTATAGGTATTTATGAAAATATGCTTGGTCGTAAAGGTAGACTTTTAGGACCTATCGGAAGATTAATGGGGCAGACCCTGATAGATCAACAAGGTGATGCTATGTTTAAATATGCTCAAGACAATAATTTACTCAGGGGTATTGGTGGAAGTTATCAAGGTCCGTTACAAAGAAGTCCCTATCGTTATCCTACGTCAGCAGAAAACTTAGCATTAGGTAAAGAAGATGTTTCTAAAATAGGTTATGCAAACGTTACATATCCAGGGGTTGAAAAAATGAAGGTTGATTATTATAACCAGGGCGGAGAAGTAGAATCAGATGAAGAATTACAAGAAAATGCATTCGTTATACCAGCCGATGTTGTCGGTCACTTAGGTGATGGCTCATCCGATGCTGGTGCTCGAAAATTACAAAGTTTCTTTGGGATGAACCCGCAACAGTATCAGGCGGGTGGGATAATGGCGGGTGAACTACAAGGACCGGGTGGTGGTATGGATGATCTTATTCAAACCAGCATTGAAGGTAAACAAGCTGCGGCTGTCAGTCCTCAAGAATTTGTAGTTCCTCGAGATGTTGTTGCAAAATTAGGTAAAGGTAGTTATGATCAGGGATCTAAAAAATTATACTCTCTAATGAAAAACGTAAGAAAAGTAAAAACAGGAACGACGAAACAACCTAGTGAATTAACATTAGGGTTAAACCAATTAATGAGTGCTTAAAGTTGAAGAGGTTAAATCTTTTGATGATATTGAAGAATTGTTTATGTTATTTCCGGTGGAGATTGAACGCATACCGTTTGATAATAAATACACACCTGAAATACTCAGACATCACATCGAAACAGGAGTGTTAGGTTTGTTAAGAATAAAACATAATGGTAGAATAATCGCAGGTTATGTAATAAAAATAAATCTTTATCCAACAAAAAAGAGGTTGTTGGAAATCTTGTTTATCTTTGGTCGAAACCTTAACTTCCGTGTAGGTAAACAAATATTTAAAAAGCTTGAAGACTTAGCTAAAAAGTTAAAGTTAGACGGCATTGAATTAACTGGTCGCATGCAATGGAATAAAGTATGTGACAAGCTTGGTTTTGATAACCAACAATTTATACAGAGAACAAAATGGCTAACTTATTAAAACGACTTAAAATTTCTGAACAACAATATGGTGTGGGAATGGAGGATAACCCATTCCAAGATGTATCTAACGACGAGGCAATGAAGGTATGCTTCGGTGGTAGTGGTGGTGGATCACCTCCCCCTCCTCCGCCTCAAACAGTTACTCAACAAACAAGTAACATACCAGAATATTTTCAACCGTATTTAGAAAGATTGTTTGAAAGATCTGAAGCTGTTACCACAGAACCGTTTCAAAGATACGAGGGTCAAAGACTAGCTCAGTTTACTCCAGAACAACAAGCTGCTTACTCAGGAGTTGGAGAACTTGTCGGTGATTATAAACCTTATATTGCATCAGCTGATTTACTAACAGCACAGGCGGCTCAACAATCTACAGATCCAACAGCCATAGCTGCTCGTATGAATCCTTATCAACAAGCTGTTATTGACATACAAAAAAGAGAAGCTCTTAGAGATGCAGAAAAATTACAACAACAAATAGGTGCTCAAGCTGTAGGAGCCGGTGCTTATGGTGGATCACGTCAGGCTTTAATAGAATCAGAACTAGCTCGACAACAAGGACAAAGACTTGCTGACATCCAAGCTGTAGGTTCGCAACAAGCTTATGATAAAGCTATGGAACAACTGGCGGCTGATAGAGCAGCATCACTAGCTGCGGGTCAACAGTTTGCTACACTTGGTGGCCAACAACAACAGTTGGGACTGGCCGGCCTTGGTGCTCTTGAAACTGTTGGTGGTACACGTCAAGCACAACAACAAAAAGCATTAGACATTGCTTATGAAGATTTTGCTAGAGAAACAACAAGACCGTCACAACAAGTACAAGAGATGTCATCTGTACTTCGTGGGTTTAATTTGCCGGTGTCCACATACACAACAGCACAACAACAAACACAACAGCCGGGTCTGGGACAACAGCTGCTTGGTGCTGGTCTTGGTGTGTATGGACTTGGGTCACAGTTTGGATTATTTAAAAAAGGTGGTAAAGTTAACAAAGCTAACGGCGGTATTTTATCTGGATCAACTAGATATGACCCAAGTGTAAACCCAAGTGACTTTAGTCGTCCGTATGTCAGCAGTATTTATAAATTTGTGTCTGATCCTCGTAATCCTAGAAATCCGTTTAGTGGTCAAAGAACATTTACAAACCCTTATGATAAAAAAGATAGAACCCGTTACGATGTAAAGAAAGGTGAGATCCCTTCTTTTATTGAAGGTAGGGACAGAATGTTATTTGAGAAAGGTTTAAAAGAAGTTGGCTATGCAGAGGACCAAGAACCCGGAGGTGTTCCTGATGTTGCTGGAGCAAATGTTATGGAGAAAGACAGATTAGATAGAGATTATCTATTAAGCACTAGACAAATATTAGCAGATAGGCCTGAAGTTGTAGAAAACTTAGGAGAGTTTGATACTACATTATCAGAACCTTCAGATGTTTTGACAGCTGGCGACAGGGGGCCTATGCCGTACATGGAAACCAATAGAAGAGTTGTAGATGGTGAGGTGATTGGACCAGGCGAACAACCAAAATCTGTAGCTGATCAAACACAACCGGGAGGTTCTCCAGTTGGAGATTTATCAGGGTTAGCTCCTTTTTTAAATACAGACATTAAAGACATTCTTACAGCAAAGCCAAAACAACAGGCTGCACCAGAAGATGTAGGATCAAAAGGTTCAACTAATATTGAAAATAAATTGAATGCTATAATTGCAGGATACGATAAGTCTAAAACTGAGGGAGACGAAAGAGAGAAAAAAGGTTTAGGTAGATTACCGGGTGATCTAATTGCATCTATCGGTCTTAACTTAATGACAGGAGATCCAGACGTAGGTCCGGGATTTTTAACTCAGGCAGGATCAGCTGTTAAAAAAGTTCTTCCAGAAGCTACAAGACGTAGAGAAAGAGAAGAAGATAGAGAACAAAAAATTGCTGACCGTAGAGAAGATGTAGCTTTAAAAGCTTTAGGTATTCAAACGGATCTTGAGAAAGTTAAACTTCAAGAGGCTGGTAAAGGTGCTCGTCTTGATAAAGAGTTAGGTTACAAGTATGACGTATTCGGGGCTGAGATTGGATTAAAGAAAAAAGATTTAGACAGTCAGATTAAAGTTAGAGAAGCTAATATTGTTGAGATGGGAAGAAGAGGTAATCTAAGTGAAATGGAAGTAATAAATAGATTAGTTAATGACAAAGAAACTCTTGCACTAACTAAAGAAAAATTTGAATTTAATAAAGGATTAAAAAATCAAGAATTAAGTTTAGCTGAGAGAAAACAATTATTTGATGAAGATCAGGCTATAGTTGATACTAATCTTAGGAGAGCTGAATTGTTAGCTAAGCAGGGTGCAACAAGTGCGGCAGAAAAGAAAAATATAATTGACGTTTTAGATATAACTCAAGATGCAATAAGTGAAATGCAAAAAGAATTAAGCAATCCATTACTACAAGGATCAAAAGATATAATTATTCAACAAATAAACAGGTATCAATCTGAAGTAAATAACCTTAAACAAATGTTGGGGGTAGGAGTATCAACAACCGGAGGGCAGACTGGAGCCGGTCCTAATTTTGGTTATGGATCCGTTAAACAATTAGGACCATAAGATGGCTCAAGATATTTTTTCAAGAGCAGCTAATCCCGGCATTGATTTCACTAACCCTAACTTATCAGTAGCTGATCTTCAAAACTTTTTAAATCCACAACCAGAAGTAAAAGACAAAAGATTTGAATTACCTAACGGTGAGGTTGTCTCTTATCCGGGAACGATGTCAGATGCAGAGATAGATGCAGACATAAAAGAAAAATATGCTGATATTCTTCCAAAGAAAAAAACAATAACTCTTAAAGATCAAACAAAGCTTGAGTTTGATATTAAAACTCCCGATGAAGAAATAGAAGCTAAGCTAAGAGAAGATTATCCAGAAATATATGAGAAACCTTTAGAACCAAAGAAAGGTTTTAAAAGAGCTTTTGATCGTGGTATTGATACCTTACAAATGTTGCCTTTAAGTTGGGCAGCATCATCAGCTGAACTTCTTGGATTTGAAAATGCTTCCGAATATTTAGATCGTAAAGCTGGACAACAACGTAGACAACAAATGAATAAACCGTTAGCAAGTAAAGATTTACTTGAGGCTGAAGGTTTAGGAGATGCTTATGATTCTGTAAAAGCTATTATAGGTGAGACGTTACCGAGCACAGCTGGTATTCTTGGTTTAACCGTAGCCGGAGCCGCAGCTGCTCCTCTTCTTGGTTTATCAGCTTTAGCTACAGGAGCTATAACTGGTTTTATAGGATCATCAATATTGGGAACTGGTGCTGTTAGAGAATCAGTAAAAGATGAATTAAGGGCACAGGGTTTACCAGACACCGATACTGGAAGTGCCGGAACCGAACTATTGTTTGGAGCTGGTCAAGGTGCTTTAGAACAGGTAGGAACTCTTATTGCTTTTGCTCCTGTCTTAAAACCATTTATAAAAAAGTTCGGCGAGAAAGCTACAAAAAAAGAATTTTCAAAGGTAACAGGAGCTGACGAAAAAGCTGTTGATAAAGCCCTAGAAGCTGTGGGTCAGTCCACTATAAAAACTATAGCTAAAAGAGGTGCTAAAGCTGCTGGTGTTGGTGCTGTAGCAGAGGGTATTACTGAAGCTGGTCAAGAGATGTTAAATGCTATCGGTACTGATGTAGCTTTGGGTAGAGAACCAAGAAGTTTATCTGAACTAAAAGAACACTTATTAAGTGCTGGTGTTGCTGGCATGGTTGCCGGTGGTTTCTTTGGTGCTGGTGCTGGGACAGTTGGTGGTTATTTAGACTCTAGTGCTGAGAAGAAAAAAAGATTAGCTAAAGATGAAGCTGATAAAAAAAGAAAACAAGAAATAAATAATCAAAAGACTCCAGCTAAATTAGCTGAGAATCAAACAATAACATTTCTTGATGATGATGGTCGTAGAATACAAGGTTTTGTCGTACCGGGAGGAATTAATAAATCTGACGGAGATACAATAAGAGAAGTTGAAGTAATGCCTAGTGAAGGATATTCTACTACTAAAAAAATAACTCCTGATAGAATTATAAATGAATTATCTTCTGATCCTGATGCAACGTATGACAGTGAAGACGTAAAAAAGGCTGCTAATGATTTAATTACAGCTCAAGATGAAAATGCTCCAAAGGAACAGATTGAAGCTTTACAAGCTAACTTAGAAAAAGAAAAAAAGAAACAAGATTATGACAGACGTACACGATTAGGGCTGCCTGTTCAAGATGCTGAAGAAGCTCAATATGTCTTAACAAATTCTTTTGATACTATACCAGGCCAAAAAAAAGAAGAAATAGGTGCTATAACTCCAAAGAATAAATTTGCAGAGGCGGCTAATTTATCTTCTCCTGATTTAATTAGGGAGGCTAATAAAGATAGGTTAAGACAGAAAAAAATTTTTGAAGAGATACGTCAAAAAGCTAGAACACAAATTAAAGAAAAAGACTCTTTACAAGATCAAAATATTTTTAATGCTATTGCCCAAAAGTCTGGTGAGGAATTTACAGTTAAAGATATTAGTCGTCAGTTAGGTCTTACAACAAAAGAAGCCGAACAAACTTTAAAAGAAAAACTTTTAACACTTCGTAACAGAGATATTGTCGAAACGGTCAGTGTTGATTTTTTAGAAAAAGGTAAAGCTATAGATAAAGCTAAATTAAGAACAGGTAAAAACTTTTCTATTTATTCTACAGAATCATTAACTTTTGACGGGGCTAAAAATTATTTTAAGAACATTGACCCCTCTGAAACGAACTTACAACTATTAAACACAGCTCCTCGTGAAAGAATACTTGAAGTAGCTAAAAGCCAAATTCAAAAAAAATATATGAATACAGGTCTGAAAAATGCTTTTGATAAAATTAAAGATCAAACATATATACGAGATACAGCTAAAGGTAAATCACTTATGGAGTTGTTAAATGATCCAACATTTCAACAAGCTCCGGCTAAAGACCAAGCACAAATATTAGAAGATGTGCAACGGTTAAATATGAAACCACAAGAATCCGTAATCACTCCTGATACAAAACAACAAATGACTAGAGTTAGAAGTGATACACTTCAAACAGTTATAAAAATAGGCAAAGATAGAATTGATGTCACTCAAGATGAAATTGATGATGGGTTTGCAACAAGAAGAATAGGAGGAAAAATAAGAGATATTCCTGTAAACCTAACTGATTTAATTTTAGATAAACAAGGTAACACTGTTATAGGAAAACCAATAACACAAGTTTTTAAACCAACACCTGATCTTTTATTACCAAAGGGATCTACAAGTAAAGTTTCTAATCAAATCGGCAAGTTAGTTTTTACTAGACCTCCTGCTGAACAACGTAATGCTTTAGATAAAGCTAACTTTAAAATTGCTGAAGTGTTTGATATTCCTTTTGATTCTCAAGATTCTCGTTACGTATTTTTAGCTAATCGAGGTGGTTCTGATGGGAAGACATTTGAAATTATAGAAGGTAAATTATATGGGTCTCAAGAAGGAGAGGCTTCACTATCTTCATTAATTGAAGATAAAAAGAAATTAACAGATAAAGCTGAAAAAATAAATGATGAAATAATTACTCAAATGTTAACAGCACAAGAAGGTAAGGGTGATAAAGGATTTGGTAATTATCCTGAATCTAAAAAATTAGAAGAAATGTTTGGGTTTAAATATGCTGAAGTTAATTCAAACGTAATGTCTGAAGAAGAAGTAATTAAATTACTAGAAAAAATAGCTAAAGGATTTGGCTTAAAAAAAGATCAATATACAGCTTTAAGTATGGGTGGTGAAGTTTCTATATCAATTTCTCAACCAAGTGATCTTGGAACTATTGGTTGGTATAATAGAGCCAGCAAAAAATTAAGAGCCGGTAAATATGATCCTCGTATTGTGTCTTCAAAACTTAGTGAGGCGACAGTAGTTCATGAACTTGGACATGCTTTAGATAATTATCTTGGAGTTAATTTTGGAAAAACTGGAGGTTTTGATTATTTCAAGGAGGCTTCAACTAAAGCTGCAAAAGCAGCAAAAATAAAATCACCTTGGTTGTTTAATCAAATAGATTTACTTGGTATGTACGGCAAAGAATATATAACTCACGGAACGTGGAAACCTAGATCAACTTTAAATGAAAATGCCAGAGTAGCTTGGGAAAGTTTACATTCATTTATAATGGAATCAGATTTTTATAAACGATCTTTAAAACAAGATGTAGCTATAAAACCACCTGACATGTATTATGGACAACCGACTGAATCTTTTGCTCGTCTATTAGAAAGAGTTATGTCAAACAAGTTAGGTTTTGATGAAAGCATTTATGCTGGACGAACTGTATATCCTGAAGGAAATGAATTAAAGGTTGCAACTAGACTCGTTAATAAATTATTTAAAAGTTTTGAAAAAGATCAGATTGTTAACAAAGCTACTGGTCAAACACTAACAAAATTAAAAGCTAGAATTGAAGCTAAACCGGGAGCTAAACTTCGCATAGAAAAATCTGTTACCGAGCTTCAAGACATAACTCGTAAACTTTTAGGAACAGATAAACTAATACAGTTTATTCCTACGGGCTTAAAAACTGATGAAGTTATTGGAGTAGGTAGAGTTGATGAAACGGGTTACTATGTCAGAGGTGTAACTTTTGGTGACATGGCTCAAGTTGCTTTGGGTTTTGGTAATGCTGATTATACTACTATTCATGAATCATTTCACATAGCTGAAGAAATTGGTTTGATTAGCCAACCTGAAATAAAATTCTTAGATACTCAAACTGAAAATATAAAAGACTTAATACGTGAGGCTAAACGATTAGCTCACCCCACTATCCAAAAGTTAGATGAGAATGTTTTATTTGAAAACTCAAAAGAAACACGAGCCTATGGGTTAGAAGCTTACAAATTTTTAAAAGAAATAGCTAAACAAAAAATGGACACGAAAAGTCCGTTGAATAAATTATTTGATAAGGTCGTCGAGTTCTTTAAAAAAATACAAAACTGGTTTACAGGTAAAGGGTTTTATAGTTTTGAATCTATTTATGATGATTTTCTGTACGGTAAATATGCTAAGACTGATAAAGAATTGATAGAGATATATAAGGACAGACCGTACAATATAACTAATCCTTTGTTTGCTCACTCTCATAGTTACTCAACACCAGAAGCTGATGTAGACATGGGTAGAAAATTAATGAGAGAGGTATTTAAATTTGAAGAAAAAGTAAAAAGACTAGAAGATCCTAAGAATTTAGATGATGCAACTTTAAATGAATTAGCTGACCAACTTCAAGAGTTAACTATAATAGAAAGAAATATTGTACACCCCTCAACTTTAGCTGAAAAATATCCTGATACTTTTGGTATCTTGTGGTCATCTCTTGAAAGTCAAAGACAGCTAGCTAGTAGCATTGAAGACAGAGCTTTAAAGTTTGCTAAACCGTTTTTAAAATTAGATCCACGATCTGAAAGTTATAAAAAGATTGCTCAAGTCCTAGAAGTAACTGATTATTACCAAGGAACTTTACCTCGTAAAAATCAAGACGGAAGCATGACGTTAGATGGTGTACCTCCAATACCTGGTCGTGAAGACTCAGGAATAAACTTTGAACAACAACTAACTTTAACTCCAGAAGAAGCAAGTATATATGAGGGTGTAAGAGAATCATTAGACGGAATTTATGAACAAACAATGGTAGCTTTCTTAGCTTCTCTTGATATAAAATATCCGGGTAACAATTTTTCTCATTCAGAAATAATAGCTGAGTTACGTAGACAACAAGCTGAGAAACGTAGAGAAGGTAAAGAAGAAGAAGCCAGATTAAGACAACATGGTATTGATCTTCTAACACAGGCAAGCACCGAAAGACATCCGGGATACTTTCCAAGAACTAGAGCTGGAGCTGAGGGTTTTATTGTAAAAGATCAAGATGGTAAAACAATTCATTTTGAAGCAATTCCTGATTCAGTAGTAAAAAAAGTTACACGAAAAACTAAAGAAGTTTTACTTCGGCAGAAAAAAAAACGAGGACCAGCTATTGATAAAGAAAAAAGAAAACAACTTTTAGAACAGCTTCAAAGAAAATTTCCAGAAGCCCAAGGTTTTTCTATAAAACAATTAACTTTAATTAAAGATGATAAAAAATCTGGACAAACCGCAAAACAAGAATTTTTAAAAGAGTTATCTATAATGGAGCAAGTGGAATATTATTCAACTAATCCAGAACTGCAATCTGAATTGTCGGGAATAATATCAAACATGAAAAAAAAGACAACTGAAAAAGGATTTTTAAGATTTGTTAGAACTAGGGCTGATGAAAATATTACAGGTTTTATTAATGCAAGAAATCAACAAACATATCATAGAGAAGCTTTACTACAGTATTTACAATCAGGGTCAACCTTTGCTGCTTCTGTTCAGTCAGCTCCTGCAATTAACGGTACACTAAGTTACTTAGAATCTGTGGCTAATACAAAACAAATATCAAAACAGTTTATAGAGTACATGAAAGAACAGGTTGATTATGTGAGAAGTCCGTCAGATGAATTAAGATTATTAAAAGCTATTTCATTTACCAGTTATTTAGGGTTTAACCCGTCATCAGCTCTTTTAAATTTAACACAAATACCACAGGTTACGGCCCCTACATTGGCTACATTAGATGGGGTCAGAGGTGTAAAAGCTTTAATAAAAGCTTCGGCAGATGCTTTTAAATTAAGTAAAGTAAAAGATGTAGATGAATATTTTTACAATCCAGACAAAATAAAAGATGCTGATTTTTTAACAGCTGATGAAAAAGAATATTTACGTGGTTTGTTTGCTAAAGGTATAGTTACACCAATTAGAAACATAGATGCGGGTGCTCGTTTTGATATTGAAATGGAAAGTCAGTTGTCTCGAAGTGGTTTTGGTGCTCCAGCAATAAAAGCTTTTAGGAATACAGTTAACTGGGCTGGTGCTTTATTTGGAGGAGTTGAACAATTAAATAGAATTTCTACAGCATTAGCTGGTTATAGGTTGCACAGAGACAGTCCTAGATTTAGAAAAAATTTGGACATTCATAAGCAAGGCACTAAATATAAAAATGTTGAAAACGTCACCAAAGAAATGGCCGGAGAGATGATGGTGTTTGATACACAGTTTTTGATGGGTAAAGAAAACAGGCCGACTATTGCTAGGGCTACAGGATTTTTTGGACCTGTTGGTGTTTTAACTACACAGTTTTTAACATTTGTTGGTCAGTATATTGAAAGGATATTTATACTTGGAGGCACTGCTTTGAGCAAAGAAGCTGATCCTCTCACAAGAAAATTAGCTATGAATATAATGCTCGGAACATTAGGAACAGTAGTTATGTTTGGTGGGTTATTGGGTTTACCATTTGCAGATACTTTTAGAGAAATGTTTAAAAGAATTTCTAAATTTTTTACAGATAGAGAGATTGATGTAGAAATAGTTTTTAGAGAATTACTACAAGAGTCTATTGGCACCGGTATGACCGACACTTTATTAAGAGGACTGCCTCGTCAAATGGGAGTAGATTTAAGTCAACGTGCAGCTTTTGGAAATCCTTTAGGTATTGATGTTCTTAATAACGAATTGTCTTGGTTGTTAGGACCATTTGGATCTTTAGTTGGTGACACTATTACAAATATTAAAGACGATATAAAAAATGATAAGCCTGTCCGAGCTGCTTTTAATTTAGCCCCACTAGGAATAAGAAATTTTATTGATTCTTTTTATTATGTTTCAGAGGGTGTTAAGGCAGGGACAGGAAGAACGATCGTGGCTCCTGAAGATTTAACCCCAATCGACGTTGGATTTAAAGCTATAGGTTTTACTCCGTCTAAAGTTGCAAAAGAAAGAGAATTGGTAAGAGCAAAAAGATATTTAGGTACTAGAGATAAAGGTTTAAGAGAGTCATTTACTAGAAGGATGACTGATAAGTTAGCTAAATCTTATAGGTCTCGAATTTCTGGAGATATGGCTGAGTCCCAAAAATATCAAGAAGAGTTTGAAGAATTAGTGAGAGAGTTAGCTGAATACAATAAAGGAAGACCGCCAGAAGAAGTTGTCATTATTCAGCCTGAAACTTTAAAAAATAGATTTGCTATACAAATAGCTGGAATAAACAGTGAGGCTTCATTAAGATACACTCCAAAGCTAGATCGAGCTAAAAGTATGGAAATGAGAAAGTTGTATTTTTCAGATTGACAGAATAGAACAATAATAGTACATATATTATACCCATGGTAAAAGACATTCATGTGGCGATCGGTTGGGACTCAAGAGAAATAGATGCTTATCAAGTATGTGAACATTCACTTGTTAGACGTTCATCTATACCTGTAGCTGTAACACCCTTGATGCATAATTCGTTACGGGGTTTTAATTTGTTTGATAGAGAGTGGCGGATAGATAAGAACGGTCAACACTGGGATGTGTTAGACAATGCCCCTTTTTCTACAGAGTTCAGCCATACTCGTTTTCTTATACCAGAACTAGCAAGACGTAACAAAGTAAAAGGATGGGTAATTTTTTGTGATTGTGATTTCTTATGGCTTGATGATGTAAAAAATTTACTTGACGAACTTGATGATGACTATCCTGTCATGGCAGTTAAATTTAATTATGTGCCTGATAATAGTATGAAAATGGATAATAAAATACAAACAAAATATAATTGTAAATTGTGGTCGTCTCTCATGGCATTTAATATGAACCACAAAGCTAATAGGAAACTAACAAAAGGTGCCGTTAACGAAATGAAAGGTCTTGATCTTCATCAGTTTGCGTGGTTATCACGGGGACCTAGTAGTGTTGGAGAAATAAACCCAAAATGGAATTATGTTCCAGGCATAATGGAAGAGAACACTCCACTCAAACCATCAGCTGTTCACTTTTCTTTAGGTGGACCCTGGATGAAAGGTTATGGTGATTGTGAGTTTTCAGATAAGTGGTTTGCTGAAAAGGCTCACATGGATTATCAAGATGGATCAACATTAAAGGACATGAAATGCCTACATTTTCACTTGTAACATCGTTCCGAGGCGATCACTGGAATCTTTATGCCAAAGATTGTATAGAAAGTTTTATTAAACACTGGCCTGAAGACACGAAACTCTATGCTTATTACAACGATTGGCCTGAACGTGGTCTTCAATCGTACGATCCCAAAAGAGTAGAGTTCATAGATCTAATGGGTGCTTCTCAAGAACTGTGCGAGTTTTTTAAAAGGTACAAAAGCCCAAAGGATACACCAAACTGGAGAACAGATGTTAAACGATGGGCATACAAAGTCTACACTGAATATGAGTTCTTTGTAAAAAATCCACCAAAGTGTGATGTGGGTATATGGATTGATGCTGATACCGTAACATACAACGACATACCAAAAGCTAAACTTGAAGAGTGGATGCCTAAAGATAAAGATATAGCCGTGCTTGGACGTGAGGCAGTAAATTATATAGAAGCTGGTTTTGTTATGATGCAGATGACAGAACTTAATAAAGCTTTGTTTGCAGATTTATTTGGAGTGTGGGACTCTGGTGAAATTTATAATTATAAAGAATGGCACGATGCTTTTGTGTTTACTAGAATCATGAATCTACATCAAGCACACGGCTTACAAGTTAATAACCTATCACCATACTGTGCTGATCTCAATGCATTTGAAGCATCGCCACTTGTTAGGTACATGTATCACAATAAAGGTTTGTTAAAATTTAAACAAGAACAAGCTAACCAAGAAGCACCAAACACAAAAGTCAAAGCAAAGAAAACAGAAGATTCAAATAAAAAACCTATAGTGGTAACACCACAGGACTGTATGCCTATTGAAGATATTCGTATGAATATACTTACAAATGCCAAACGTATGCCTATGGCTATAACTAAACGATGTCAGTGGAATGATGAAGAGGTAGCTATTGTATCGGCTGGTCCATCTCTTAAAAAAAGTTTTAGAGAAATACAACAACTACAGAACAGAGGGGTTAGGATTGTGTGTGTTAAGCACAGTCACAATACACTTCTTGAAAATAATATTCAACCGTGGGCATGTACAATTTTAGATCCAAGACCCTTCAATGAAAAATCTACACATGGTTATGTACGTAAAGAATTGTTAGCTGAGCCACATCCACGAGTAATGTATTGGGTAGCAACTATGTCTAATCCTGATGTGGTTACACACCTACTTGATAAGAAAGCAAAGGTTGTAGCTTGGGATGCTTATTGTAATGCAATAGAAGGATGGGACTTTTTTAAAGATAGACTGCTTATTACCGGCGGCACGTGTGCTGGTATGAGGTCAATAGGTTTGTTACATACACTTGGGTTCAGGACAATGCATCTATATGGTTTTGATTCGTGCATTGAAGGTGAACCAGAAAACAAGGATGAGTTAGCTGAAGACGGTCGTAAGAAATGGTTGAAGGTATCGGTTGGTGAAGACAACAAGCCATACTGGACAACAGGTGAATTACTGGCTCAAGCTCAAGACTTTGAAAAGCTTATGCAAAGAGAAGAAATAGATCTTGATATTCACGTTCATGGTGATGGTTTGGTCAAGGCATTATGGGACGATGGGTTAAAAGATAAGATAGAGAAAACAACATACAAGGAGATCTTCGATGACATCCCGTAAAGTAGTAGGAGTATTTTTAAATTCAGCTGTGCATCAGCCACATATTAATACACTGACAGCTATGACTCATGGTATTAGAGAGACAACAGATAACCTTGTGTTCTTATCTAACTCAACTAAATATATGGATTGTGATATAGCCGTTATATTTGGATCGTGGAAAGATAGACACACAAAACATCACTTATTAAAAAAAGATGTGGTTACTAAACATAAAGGTGACTTGCTTGTAATTGAAACACCATTGCTTGGACGAACTATAACAGAAGATCATAGATATTATAGAGTTGGTAAGGGTCACTACATGGATACCCTTGGTTATTTTAATAATAAAAAATCTGACAAAGATAGATGGGGTATCCTACGAACCGATCTTGGTTTAGACATAAAAGATTGGAGAAAAGATGGTAAACATATAATGTTTCTTATGCAGTTGCCTGGAGATGCGGCAACAGCTAATGTTGACATACTTAAATGGTTACAGGATGAGATAGTTAAATGTAAAAAAATATCTGACAGGCCTGTTAGAGTTCGTATGCATCCGTTAATATCATCTTATGACCTATCTAAATTTGAAGAGTTTGTGGAAAAACAAAAAGATGTCAGCATGGTGTTCGGACATAAAAATCCGATTGCGATGGATTTGGAAGATTGTTGGGCTACAGTTTCGTTTACAAGTGGAGGGGCTGTGGATAGTCTCCTTGCTGGTATCCCTGTTATTACACCTAGTAATCTTAACTTTGCTTATCCAATATCATCCCATTCCATTGAAGATGTAGAAGATCCAAAGATGGAAGATCGTCAACAATTATTTAATGATATTGCATACACACAGTGGACAATAACAGAGATGGCACATGGATTACCTTACAAACATTTAATTAATAATGACTGATAATAAAGATAAAGATAAAGATGTTGTTGTGCATCTATTTAAAGACAAGTCTGAGCACATAATGTCAAAAGATGCAGTCAGTCAAATGTCGCAGGATAATTTTACAAACATAGTTGTTGATCATTTAGATGTCATTAAGGAAGATGTTAATAAATATAAAGCTACCGGTATTATAACTGTTTTGTTTGATGATCGAGGTCCTATCATAGATTATTTTGCAGGTAGTGTTAACTTAAACTCAGCCTATGTTTTGATGGACCAACTAAAGGGTGTTATATTAGATAAGATAGAACAAGCACAAGAGGGAATTGAATAATGTTAACAGCACTTATAGGTCCGGTCACTGGGCTACTTGATAAATTCATAGAAGACAAAGACCAAAAGGCACGTCTGGCTCACGACATAGCTACCATGTCTGAAAAACATGCGAATGCTCTGGCGAAAGAACAGGCTAAAGCTAACACCGAAGCAGCTAAACATCCAAGTATGTTTGTAGCTGGTGCAAGACCTGCAATCATGTGGGTGTGTGCAATCGGTTTATTTGTAAACTTCTTTATCTTACCACTAATGACTTGGTTCACAGCTTTGTTTGCACCAGAAATAAATATGCCAAACTTTGTGGACACAGGTGAACTTATTTCTCTAACCATTGCATTACTCGGAATGGGTGGACTCCGTAGTTGGGAAAAATCAAAAGGGGTTGCAAGAGAGAACATGAGGAAGTAATATATAAAGATCAGTGGACTGCGGCCTTTCAACGGCAACCAGCACTTTGTTAACAAATAACAAATGGAGTTGACTATGTGGTCTAAACCAATTATCACAGAAATAGCAGTCGGTCTTGAGATCAATAGCTATGCATGTGCAGAAAAATAATATAGTAGTGGGAGCTTTAGTGCTCCCTTTACTTCTTTCATTTTGCGATCCGGTTGTAGCTACCAACGGTAGACTATACGATCAACTCAATCAATATAACGTAACTTGCAGATTAACCAAAGAACAGATAGTCAAACCTTTTTTTGGAGAAGACTCTGTCAAATGCTTTTATACATGCACAGATAAGGATACTATGGTTATAACAACGCATAGTGATTTTGCTTGTGAAAAACAAATACAAAGTCCAAGAGGAGACAAAAGAGATTGGAGAGGTCGATTGAAATACTAAGGCTACGAGATTGTAGTGGTGAAAGATTTCCAAGAAACAAGAACAGAATATTAGGTTATAGAAATCCAGTTAAATATTATGGCAAAAAGATTACAAAGAGTAGAATATAGTCCAGTAAAAAAAACAAAGAGGAGATATAAAAAGATAGGTCTTCGACATCGAAAACAACTGGGACCTAAATCACATTTAAGGAGTTAAATCTCTAGGAGCTTACAGTTTCCAGTCCCACTCCTAGAGATTCTTTTGACGACGTTGTTTCAATTAAGAGTATATATTATTTAGTGGCCTGGTCAAGTAAGTTACGAACAATTCTTGACGATGATTCAGTTTTTGTCCCACCTATATTAAACAGCATCGGAATGTTGTGTTCAAAACAATAATCCATCTCTGGTGTGGATGTGGGTATACGATCACCTCCGTTAGCAAAAGCAAATTTAATTTTATCTTTATATAAACACTGTAAATTTTTTACAACTGTATCATCGTCATCCATTCCTTTAATAATTTTATCTATATATTTATTTGATTCAACAATTAGTGATCGTTCACTGTACGATAATACGTTGTAACCTTTCTTTCTTTGTAACCATTTGTCAGTATTTATTATTGCCCATACACTTCCCATTGTGCGAGCTTGTTTAAACATATTTATATGTCCAGAATGTAGGGGATCAAACCCCCCACTGACTACTATAATCATGACTTATCCTTATTATATCGTTTTCATCTAGTTTTTTACCCTCCCAAATTTCAAAAATCCGTACATGGCCATTACAAGCCCGCACACAATGAATTGTATTTTTGGGGATATAAACCCTATAACCACGTGTAAGTGTCCACCAGTGGTCATCTATGAGGGTCGTTGCTTCGCCTTCCAAGATTTTCCAGTGCTCATTTCTATATTTATGGTATTGAACGGACATTGCCTTGTCTGGATACACGTGTAATATCTTTGCTACCATCTTTGGAGTGGATTTTAATACTCGATAATGTCCCCAAGGTCGGCTAACTATATTTTTTATTGAAATGGTGGCCCCATAAACCAGCACACAAGACTATATCGTTTACCTCCTTTTACTTCTGTTACTTGATGAAGTAAAAATGAAGGGAAGACTAACAAGTCTCCTTTGTTTTTAAACTCTTCTGGTTTGTGTTGTTTGTTGTTAAAATCTTTTATAAAAAAATTACCGCCCTTATAATCTTCAAAGTTAGACAGCTGAATACACATTGATAACTTTCTAACTAATCCGGGATAGGGGCCGTCTTTTTCAGGCGGGTAAATATCTCTATGCCATTTGTAGTGTTGTCCTTTTTTGTACTCAGTAAATTGAGGACACTGTAAATTAGTAATTTTAAAATTATAATGCTCGTCATTTACAGTATTAGCCAGATCACAAAGTTTGGGAACAATCCAATGGTCAAGAGGATAAAATCTAATATTAGAGTTTCTATCTTTTTTTAAATCCGGTTTGTCTTTCCACATAACTCCAGCTAATTGTTCACTGTAATGTTTTGATTCTTTAACCATTTCATCACACAATTTTTCTGGAACAACGTTTGGTATAACTACATATGGTTTATACATCAACTACCTCACATGATCCAGCACTACAAGCAAGAGTTTGGGAGGATTTAGTATTGTCATCTTGCTCATGTAGTGCTAAATCACTCCAGTTTATTTCATCTGGCTGATTCTTTTTTAACCTATTATAGGTATCGTTGTCAATATCTTCGTAAGGTGCTTGTTGATATACATGACCAAAGTTTGGTAAAAAAGATATACCACTTAAATCATCAAAGTTTCTCCAACACCAATCAGCTACACCTAACCATTCATCTTCATTAACTGATATCGTTACACTTGGTTTGTGTTCACACCAGTGTTGTGCATATACTAGCCAGTGGTTTAGTTGTTCAATAGCTGATCGTTGGTTACGAGTTATGCAATCATTTGGTGCTTTTTCAACGAACGAAAACACAGCAGTTGAGTCCGGTTTCATAACACAATCTTCGGTTGGAATATTTTGTGTTTGTAAAAATTGAGTTAGTGGGTCTTTCTTGTCGCCCCTAACTCTACGAATATAGTAATCGTTATGTCTAGCATGTATGCCTGATGCAGCATTAACTAACTGAGACACGGTGCCCGATGGTTTAACACAGGTAATAGCCGTTGATTGATTGATACCAAATTTTTTAGACCATACTTTGTTTACTTCAATAGCTTTTTGTTTCATGCTTTTTAATAGCTGTGTCAATATAGAAGTGTTGTATATATTTCCGGATAATATTTTATGGTCCATGATACCGGTTAAAGACACACCGAGAAGTCTCTCTTTTTCTGTAGCATCCTTCCACTGCCTGCGAAGATATTTAAAATTGGTAAGAGTGGATTGCATAGTGCCAAGTATAGTTGCCACTTCAACCTTATCAAGTAAATCTTCTTCTTGATCTGATTCACGAACAACCACTTCAGATAGATTACAAAATTGAAACGGTCTTAATATTATTTCTGAACAAGGGTTAGTTCCAAACTCAAAGTTATCATCACGTCTTTTATTTCTGCCGGCAACTGTTTTTGATGCTTGTCTATTAAAGATACCTCGTTCACCACTACCTGATTTATATAGAGCTAACCACTCCTCCATAAATGTACCGATATTATCTGGTTTTGTTTCATATACTGCTGAATTATTAGACAATGCACGTTGTGATTCTACTCTGTACCATTCACCCGACTTGGCATCTCTCATGTCTCTATCGTTTAAATCAGACAAACTAATCATAGCTGATCGCCTTACACCACCAACTACAACAATCTCTCCGACTTTACAAACAAGATCGTGACACTCTAACGGGGTGAGCTTTCTGCCCTTGGCTTTAATAAAGGTTTCTTTGGCAAAGTTGAAGAGATCCACGAGTGGTGCAGGTCCAGAAGCTCTGCCGCCGAAAGTTTGGAGTCGTGCTCCTGCTGGTCGCACGTTAGAAATATCCCACCTGGGGATTTGCCCGGCATACAATAGTGTAATGACTTCCCGAAATGCTTTTGCCCAACCAAGTTTAGAGTCTCTGACCACGACGACAGACTCTGTATTATGGAAATCATCAGCAACACTAGGCAAATGTTCTGTATATTTTTTTTCAACACTAAAACCAACTCCCGTCCCACACATAAGTACATAAAGTATTTCATCAAAAGCTTTCGGATGATCCACCGGTATATAAGAACAATTATACCCGGCAATGTTTTCTTTTTCAAGAGCTGGTCCGGCTGTCATTAATGCTCTCATTGATGGCATGACTTCTAAATTTAAAACTTTATTCTCAAGGTGCTCTCTTATTTTTTTATCTAATTTATATTTACAATTTTTTTCTAAATGCTTTTCAAAAAAATCAAAATATCTACCCACCGTTTCGTGCCACTCCTCTCTTCTTTTTTCTTCCGACAGCCATCTAGCATACCTAGACTTATGTATAAATTGTTGATAAACAGTTGGTAGTTTCTTTTTCATTTTACTTTTCTCCTTTTCATTTTAAATATGTTTCTTATGTGAGTTATAGTCATAAATATATTTAACAACATTATAAAATATAATCCATGCCTGATAGCCCACCACCACCAAAAAGTTTGAGACACAAGTCCAACCCATGGGGCTTTTTTTGATCCGTTACCGTACAGGTATACCGAAAGACAAGCTCCGGTAGCTGCGAAAAATTCTAAAAACGGAAAGTTATCGTAAGTCAATAAGTGTAGCATTTTTTATTGGTATATTAAAGAAATATTCTCCACTAGATACAAATTTATTAGGAACCTGTATAATTTGCACACACTCCGAACCTTTTATAGACCAAGCTTTTCGTAAATCTTTACGTAAAACATAAAAAGTTAACCGATCTGGTAAGTCTTGCATATCAATCAATCTTTTTTTACGGTAAGGAATATGTATTGTATCCCAAGATGTTGGCCAATCATTTACCCATCCCGGCTTAACTTCGACTTCATGATAAGATACTTCTGGTTCTACTACTTTTATATCGGCATTGTAATCCTCAATATCAGATGACAACTGACAACCAAGCCCTAATAAAAAATTTCTAACGGCTTGTTTAGCTGGATTGTCCCACTTGTTATATTCTGTCGTTCGAAAAGGAGACTTATTGTTTTGTATCAACACCATCTTTTTTGTTCTCACATTTATGTTTAAAAAACACATTGCCAAAAACAGTTAAGCTGGTGTTAGCTGGATCAGCTTTAGTTTTACCAACGTACTCCCACTCACAATCCATTGTTTTTTCATTAATAGCTCGTTGTTGAAAAAAATCTATGTTATTTAATGTATAAAAATTCATAGCTAATCCTACTATCACAGATATTGGATCCATAATTATTGTCCTTTCTTTAATGTGTTAATGTATTTTTTTAAGTACCACTCAGCTTTTTCTAAATCTTCTAATCGTTTGCCTTTATAATTACATCTCCAAACATACTTTATGACCTGTCCCCGCAAATATCCACGAAACTCTTCGGGTGTAAGAGTAGCTTCAATCGCCTCTATACACTCTATACCTTCGTTTACTGTGTAATGAGCTGGGTGGTTAACCGGATCGTTACTTGTCATTATCTTCTCCATGTCTCATGTTTAACAACACATTCAACCTTTTTCGTTCAAAATCAACCTTTTCAGGTTCACGGATGAGTCTACCAGCAAAGTCACGAACTTGGCTATAATTAAGATTAGCAAGATCACAAACATCAACAAACCAAGAGGCAGTAACCCCAGCAGTTTTAGTAAACCATCGTACAGCATCTTGCTGAATGACCATGTTTTCTTTGCTAGTAATTTCGGTAGCACTAGCATCCAGCAGTGCTTGATAAATGATGGCTCTGAATAAGGTTCTTTCGTTTTCTCCTTCATGATTTTCTCTTTCTGTACTGGTCGAGGGATCGATACTTATACGGCTTGCTTTTTCTTTTGATAAATAGTCGGTCTGGTTCTTCTTTTGGTTCTTCATCTATCCATTCTTGAGGTATTGTTTTATCTGCCCATAAAAAATTATGTTTGTTTAACCACTGAGCATAAGTTGTTTTACTTCCTTTGTAAAGTTTTGATTTAGAATTTTGCAAAACGAAACGAATATCCAGTTCTGGCAGTTGTCTTTGTATATACAAATGTTTATCTCTATTTGCAAGTGTTAACTGCCCCTTAATTTCAATAATTATGCCGTTAGCCAATACGACATCAGGCACATAGGTATGATAAGATTCTGGGACTGAAAAAGGTATAGTCAGGGTTTCATACTCAAAGAATACTTTATTGTCCATAAGTTTCTTACAAACTTCTGATTCAAAGACGGACCGAAAGATAATTCCTTTTACCTTTTTTTTCTTTATGCGACTAAACATTAGGGAATATCTTCGGGAACTTTAGGTTCGTTCTTAACTGTTGTTAACCAACGAGGGCCATTGCTATAAATAAATTTTCGTAATCCTTTACCTTTGTTAGAGTCACTCCAACATTCATTTTTAAATGAACAGTAAGAACAATTTACACCTAGCTTCCTGTTCCCGGTAACTCCATCAGTTTCATCAGGATAACATCTCGGCGGCGGTGTGTCTGACTCAAGGCAGGTTTTAAGTTTAGCTATCTTTTCTTTTACATCTGGTAGTTCTTTTTTATCCGGAGTGCAGACAGCTATATGTCCAAACTGTTTATCAATAGCTAAGAAACAAAGCTTGTCGTTTTGTTCAGCTTCTCCATAAGCTTTGATTTGATATAGATAACCAAAAGAATCGTTTTCTTTTGTTAAGTTATTACTTTTAAATTTTTTAAATCCAAAGCTTGAGGCACTTTTAATATCACATATCCAACCATCAATAGTCGCATCTTTGTGTCCTTTAACACCATCAAGTTCTAATTCTTTTTGTTCTTCGGTAACATCATGTCCCGCCATACGAGCAAACAATAACAACAAGTCTTCTAGTATATGGCCATATAAAAACTTTATTTTTGTTTCGGCTGTTAAATGTTCTCGTAAATCGGGACGATGACATTCATACCAAGATTGTCTTTCCGGTTTACCAAGAGCCGACATACGAAGTCCCCGTGACTCGTTTGGTTTATACCGGAAAGAATTTCTAATAGAATTCGTGACCGACTTTGAGAAAGCCTCAAGCTGTTCATCTGTAGGTTCAACACCACCGGCATCAAACAACCGATAAATATCTTGTACTAACGTGTCAATAGTCGCCACGATAACTCCTAATTAAAAGTAGCTGATTCTTCAGCCACCGGTGGGGCATTTACTTCAGGAAAGTCCTCAGCCCCGGAGCTTGTGTCTGCCACAAATTTAATTATTTTTACAGAACGAAGGATAGCTGTAACTCCCTTTGATCCTGTGGGTGACGTGTATGGATATGGATTCAACTTAACATACACTTCCGTACCACGACCAAGACGGCCGTTTGGTACATCCTGAATAGTTAGTTGTCTGTTGTTCGTATCAAACACTCTCGGCTTAATGGGATTTTCAGTTCCATCTTTTTTATAAAAGTTTGTTTTAACTTCAATATAATTACCAAGCTCCGGTTTGGTATCAGAACTCTTTACATTCAAACCTAAAGACTCAAGTGTCTTTTTATTTTTATCATCCACTTGCAAAGTAATTTTAAACTTTGGTGGTGGAAAAGTATTGTCGGGTTCAAATAAATGATTGTAATGACAGATACCTTGGACAATAACATCCTTTGGTCTGTCGTTCTTTGACGAATTTGCCATAGATTTCTCCTTTTAAAGTTGTGACTTATCCATATATAAGTCTATTAATATTAAGTCTTATCACTAACACATAAAAAAATAGTTGTCAATGAGTTTCTTTCCAAGTTGTCCCAATATGATATTCACTATCTAAAGGACAGTTGAACTGTAAAATCTTTTCAGCTTGTTTCATAGCTTGTTTAGTAATCTGACCGAACTCTTCGGCTTGATCTCTTTTGACCTCCCACTGTACTTCATCATGCACATTGGCTACCGGTCTTGCATCTAACTTTTTCTCTTTGACCATGCGATCAATCTCACAAAGAAAATGTTTGCATACAATACTACCACAGCTTTGTAATAAAACATTTAAAGCTGAGTGCTCACTTCGACATTCTAAAAGTCTGCCATCAATAGCTTTTATGTTACCGTGGTTGGATCGTATCATAGCCGTAATTTTATTCTTTAGTTCTCTTATCATTGGAAAGGCTGACTCAAACTTATCTCGTAGTTGTTTGCCCTCAGACATACCACCCCCAACAACCTTGCCTAGCTTTTCATTGCCGGCTCCGTAGATGTAGGCATACAACCAAGTTTTACATACTGATCGATCAGCTAAACCCAAAGCTTCTTTGTGCACATTGTGAATGTCACCACCAACAACAATGTCTGTATACTTTTGATTATTAAGGTAGTGAGCAAAGCATCGTATCTCTAGTGATGAAGCATCTGAACCAACAAGACAATAATTTACGGGGTCTTCTACTGTCCAACAATCTCTACACTCCGGGCCATACGGAGAATAACTGGCGGGTATCTGTGCCATGTTAGGACTATAATGACTCATACGGTGTGTCACACAGCCGATTGTTATAACTCTGCCATGCACCCGGCTGTCTGGTCCTACAGCTTCGAGCCATGATTTTATTTGTGATACTCTTTTCTGCATTAATAAAAACTCTGACATCTTTTTAGCTTCAGATAAATCAATCTCTGAGAGCACCGATTCGTCCACTATAGGTTGTCCTTTTGGGGTTAGTCGTTGAGGATCGGGCTGCCACCCCACAGCTTTCAATCGTTTTATTATTTGTTGACGAGAGTTTGGATTGAATACTTCGACGTTATCTTTTAATCGTTTACCGGTCTTGTCACTGTATCTCTCTGTTATTATTGGTGGAAATATTTTCTGTAAGTCTTGTTTTATCTGACCGGAGTTGTCCTCAAGATCAGCCATCAGCATTGATGCTTTCTTCTGGTCAAGGTAAAAACCGTTGAGTTCTTGCTGTGTAATTATGTGTCTGACTTTATGTTCTAGTCTCACCGGTGCTTTACCAAATGGTTTGAGCAACGGCTGTAGATGTTGGGCTAGTTTACGAGTCAGGGCTACATCCTGACGACAATAGTAGAGCATCTCGTTGCTGTATGTTTCAAAGTTATCCTTGAAGTCTATCTTCTCACATTGTAATCGTTCGCCCCAGGCTTTCAAGCTATGGCCACCATCTCTGTGTGGTTGTATCATCTGTGAAGCTAGCATTGTATCCCATACTCTTTTTGGTGGTAAACAAATCTGTAATAGTCGACTAAGAACGATAGCATCAAAACTGACACCGTTGTGCATAATATATATTCTTTCCGGGTCTTGTTTATGAAACTCTACAAACTCGTCAAGGTTATCAATAAACTCTTTTGTTTCTCCTGTTTCAAAATCCATGCAACATATACAATGTATCTTTGTTACCGGTATCTCATCGGTTTCTATATCTAATACTGTATATTTAAAGGAAGACGGCATCCGTATCACTCTCTCCTGCTGGTTCGGGTTGTTTTTGTTCTTGCATCCTACCAGTATTTTTGTCCCACTTCAACCAACAACATGGCCCGGTTTCTCCACTGAATCTGTTTTTCAATACTCGTATCGTTGTTAAATTTCGTTTGTCTTCAGTATCAGCTTGTCCGTTTCGTATCAAAGCAAACACCATATCACATAACTGAGCAATACCATGTGAACCTCTGAGGTCAGCTAGAGATATGCTTCCTCCCTCTTCGGCTGTGTTGTTTTGTGGTAGTGTTCGTCTTAGGTGAGATACAAGCATTAGATGTATACCTTGTTCTTGCACGAGAGTTCTGAGTCTGGTCATGATTGTATCTATGGCTCGTCGTTCATCGTTACCCTCATGAGCACCGACAATCATATGCAGATGATCAACAATTATGTACTTACATGCTAGTCCAGAGGACAAATATTGTATCTTACTAATGACATTATCTATGTTTGTAGCACCAAAGTGATCCCATAATCTGACTCTACCGGTGCCAAGTGTTTGATTCCATGCATCTTTTTTAATGTCCATTGAGGCCGTTGTTGTGGGTAGGTGTAGGGGGAGGTTGGCCTCAACAGACATTAGTCCTTTAGCTGTGCGGAGGACACTTTCCTCCAAGAATAGACAGCCAACGGATTCTGTGGTGTTCTTTACAATGTGGTGGGCTAGTTCTCGCATAACACTAGACTTGCCGATACCCGAGCCGGCACACCAACAGGTGAGTTCTGATTTTCTCATACCGTATGTCATATCGTTCATACCCCGCCACGGGTAGGGCAAGGACTCTTGTGGTTTCTCGTTTTCTATCAAGTCCCACGTTGACTCTCCGAGGATTATACCCTCCGGTGTGTAGTCTCGAGCTTCCCACCAGAGCTGTGTGAATCCTTTACGGTTATTGGTGGCAATGTATTCGTTTGCATCTTTGAGGTGGAGGTCTACGACTTTGACTTTGTTGGGTGGAAACAGATCGGCAACCTGTTGTGATGCTTTACGTCCGGGTTCATCGTTATCAAAGCAGAGGACTATCGTGTCAAAGCTGTTGATATATTCAAAGTTCTTCTGGCAGTCTGATACAGCTGACTGAGCACCGTTTTTGATGGATACGCACGGCCATCGTGATCCGAGCATCTCGTAGCCTGACAGAGCATCCACTTCTCCTTCGAAGATAGTTATGTATTTACCACCCTTGGCAAAGATGTGCTGCCCAAAAAGTATACTGTTACGGCTATCGCCTATATATTTGAAGTCCTTGGTTTGGGTATCTCTGACTTTAGTCCCGATGTGATTCCCGTTTTTGTCGGTGTACGGATAGAGGTGACGGCTGATCTGTGTGTCAACACGATTGTGTTTCACTCCGTATCGTTGGCAGGTCTCCCTGGATATGTGGCGATCTGTCAGTTCATCAATGATGCCGTTCGGTAGGGTTTGTGGCTTCGGTGGTTCCTGTTTAGGTACAGGGGCCGGGTTGTCGCCGGGTGTATGTGTGTTGCATACGAAACAGTAAGTATGTCCGTCTGAATATAGTGAGTTACCGTCAGATGACCCACAGTTGTCGCACGGTATGTGCTTTATGAATTTAGAGTCTGTTTGGTGTTCCATGTTTTTCCCCCTTTCACACCTCGTTTTTCCCAAATTGTACTATAAAATACACGGGAGGGGTTGTCAACAGGAAAAAAGCATGGTAGGTTGGGTTATCTCCCGAGGGGAACTATATGTATCTATGAGTATCTATATGTATACCTAGCTGAATACATAGGTGTACTTAGGATTTATAGGTATACATAGGAGTCTATGTGGATACCTTTAGTATATTGTTGTAGTAATACCTATATTATACTTATAAGGAAAAACACGATACCCAAGAGTATTACTGAGTATAGTGTCAAAGTTCTGAGCCATTGTGGTGTCATCTGCCACCCATTATATCATCATACATTTTTAATACCTTATCTGCATATTCTTTTTGTGTCTTAAATTGCTTTATGTCTAATGCTATGACTTTATCTAAAAATTTTATTCTTCTCGCCGTCCATTTATCCATATACGAAGTCATCACATAAAGTTAAAAATACTATTCAATATTGATACTCCGAAAAGCCCTACTGTAAAATATATTATAAAAAAACAAAAATATCCATAACATAATTTTAAAAATTTATATAAATTGCTTTCGCCCATTGGCTACTCTTTCCTTTCTATGTCCCTCAAGAGTCAAAAGTCTTTCTTCGTAGTTTGGGGCATTTAGTTGTTTAAGTTGCTGACTTGCTCTTGATTTAGACATCAAGCCAGAGAAAAACAGATAATATATCGTCTCAATATTTGTAATCTTATCTGTCATTTTTAAGTCGTGTAAAATGTTTGATGTAATCTGAGGGTACTTTTATGTGTACCCCTTGACTTGTAGTTGCTCTCCTGCCATTTGCCTCTACAATATAGTTCTCGTCATCAATATACATAATTATTTTGTTATTTATCATAGGGATATAATCCTTTAAATGTTTCTTCTTTTAATTTTAAACTTTCTGCTGTATCACATTTGACGGCGACTAGTCGTTTGGAATTTTGCTCGTACTTTTCAAATAGTTTTGTCGCCACTCCCTCACAATCCGTGGTCGTTCCTAGTCTTTTGTACTTCAATGTGCCGTCAGCTAACTCAACCCATATGGTTACTATTACTGCCTCAAGCATCACTCTTCTCCAAAATATTTATAAAAATTAAAATTATCTATAGAGACATCTTCATCTGCTTCTTCAATGTTAACAATCTCTATAATATCGTCATCAACTAATCTCTTTATAAACTCTTTACGATTTGAGTATTGAAATTTATCTGAGTTTAGTTTCTCATAAGTTCTGTGATCAACTACCAAACTTGTGAAGTCAATATGATATTTTTTACTCATCATCTTCCTCCTTGTCTAAATCAAATCTAATCCATACTGATGCACCTGCTTCATCTTCAAATCGTTGCATTTCTTCCCAATCAACGGGCGACCATACCTCCAACCATCTAATAAACTCTTTAAATGTTTTAGGTTCAGCCATTGTTCTATTTAATTCATCTTTAATGGTCATCTCTATCCTCCAATCTTTCTTCTACTTTTTGGGATAGTTCTATGCCTATTGTTGTTAATAATAAATGTTGAGCTGATAGTGTATCAGGTGCAGAGTCGTGTATATAACTTACACATAGTTGTGCTAGTCCTCTGCTCGTATTGAAAGCATCAAACCCTTTAGCATCAGCTTTCTTTAACACCTTTACCACCTCTTTAACTACCCACTCAATTTGATGGTCATCACAAAGTTTAGTTTGTTTAAACGGCTTCTTTGATTTTAT